AGACGATCCGCACGATTTGTAACTTGTCGATACCAAGCGCTGTCAACCATTTCATCTGCAGCAGCATTCCAATCGCGAGCATCTACACCACGTTTCATTCCTTTGAATTTAGATAGGCGTGGACGTCCCATGTTAAACATCATGTTAGCTATAATTTGCTGGACTTCCTCTGGCAAATCATCGAAGTCTGAGTAGAGAATTCTGCATTCCGATAACACGACTTCAACGTCTTTATCGAAGCACTCGTTAACTCTACTTTCTGAGACAGGCGTTCCAACTCCTTGCCCAGATTCAGCATCACTATCAAGAACAAGATGGCCGATGCCAAAAGTAGGGAGACCCAAATGGTCGAGGTAGATTTCATATTTGACACCTTCATCAATTTTCAATTGTTCTCTTAAATTATCTATATTCATTACCACGTTGCCCTTTCCATATAGCAGTTATGTGTTGGCTTTTCTTCAGCCTGTTGTACCCAGTTTAATTCTTGTATTAATCTGTTGTACCAATTTTTATCGTGCTCGTCATGAGCTCTATTCATATCATCCATAAGTTGAGTGATACGATTCTTAATGTAATTCTTTTTACGATTTTCTTGTGTCTTCTCGGAGTTACGTCTCATCAATTTCTCCTTATAAAACTTTCAGGTATATCTCTTACCTCTTCCTCACATTCACATACATTACAAACATCGTTTACGCATGTCGGACATTCTGTTGTTATACAGTGACAGCGGCATTTGCAGTTCTTACAATAACGTACAGTACCTTGCATGTTACCTCCTGTAGAAAAGGGAACAACATAAGCTGTTCCCCTTTATTTATAATCTTACCAGCTTCTATTCTTAAAGCCATTCACTTCTGCATTCAAGCGTTTTTCCAATTCAGATAGCATGTAGTTTGACTCACGATACTTCAGTGGTTTGCCCATCGGTGTTCCGGGCCATCCACCTTTTTTTGCATCACTAAATCGCATACTGCAGATTTTTTTAAGCCATTTCATTTGTAGTACTCCCTTAAAGTTTTATCGTTTAAGATAGCAACTATGCCACTGTAATCTTCATATGGATATTCATGCCTAAGCATATGTGCTATTTTTTGATTAGATTCTATTTGCCTAGAAACTTTTATAGCTGTGCTTAATGATTCTAAGAATTCAGCAATCCAAACAAAAGGATTAGGCAGACTTAAGTTTTTTAGTACGATTGTTGTCATTTATGAGTTCCTCGTTTTTCGTGATTGAAATTTTACGAGGCCGCTTTTCTTCCGGAAGGACCACTTCAAGTCCGACAGTCAAGATTCCGTCCGTTAGATCAGCTCCAGTGACTTCGGTATACTCCGACAGTCTAAACGACTTGTTCCAATTTCGAGCACTAATACCTTTATGAACATACTTACTCTGTTCTCTACGTGCAGGCCTATCACCCTTAATAGTAAGGATGTGGTCCTTCACCTCAATATCAATATGTTCTTTATTGAATCCTGCCACTGCCATCTCTAGAGTATATTTCATCTCTGCTTCTTTGACGACGTTATGTGGTGGATAGGTATCCTTCGCATGCATATGGATGTTATCCAATTGATCGAAGATGTGGTCGAAACCAAGAAATGCGTTTCGCGGAAATGCGAATGTTCCAGTCATATGTGCCTCCTATTGACTAGCAAGGTTAATGAGACCCGTAAACGGCGTCTCTATACTATATATAATATTATCTACTTATTTCCAATATTATATTTTGGACACAACTCCCATTGTGTCTTTTCCTTAAAAGGAATTATTTTAATCTGTCTCATCGGTGCCAGCGGCTCAACCTTAGCATTGTCTTCGATTGAGATAAGACCCCAATCAGACATGAGTTGAGCTATTGTATTTCGCCTAGCAATATCATTTTCTTCTAAGTTTGATTTTTTACCATCAAGTAAAAAGAGCTCTTTGAAATGTACAATAAAATATCTACCTTGCTTATGTAATATATGGCAAGATTGAAAGAGCTTACGATCTTTACGAGATGCTACACCAATACGTGTTAATGTTTCACGAACCTTCAAAAAATCATCTGGTTCATTAAGAGTTACCTCTAACATAGAGGTTGGGGTCCATTCAACTAAGTTATTTTCGTCCACCTTTTGTCACCTTCTTTTCGAGTGCATTTATCTGTTCAGGTGTGAGAAGGGACAAGGCTTGGCGTGCTTTTTCATTGCTGTAACCATAATATTCCTTGACTACTTCCACATCACTTGCGGTCTGTGGCTTGAGCCATTTAGAGAACCGCTTTTTCTTTCTAACTATATTTATATAAAAGTCAAATTGTAAGCGGTGATCGAGGTGAGCATGCTGATTCATCTCATTTGCCATGAGTACAGTATCTTGAAAGTATGATAGACCACGGTTAACCATAAACGGGTTGTAACCTTTCTCTGCAATGTCATCTACCATAATGTCATTCTTAGTATCATTAATGGCAGTAAGATATTCAAATGGATTCATTAGTAACCACCACGTTGCAGGAATCTTAGACCAGCATAAACACTTACACCAATGATAATTATACCGGCAGCGTCAAGAAAGAAGCTTGCACCTGCTGCACACAGCATGGCTAGAATAAAACTAGTTATGTCTGATCTTCTTTGTGTAGGTGACTGATCTACGCCTTCATCACTAAATAATAATTTACTTATGTTCCCCATAATTCTACACCTCCACCATAACTATCTAAGTCTAATTGTTCTTCTAACATTTCACGTGTAAAGTCAAGTGTTTGAACTTTATTTAGATGTGTTTTATTCCAGTACAGCTGTGGTACTGTTCTGTGGTTATTCAATCGAAGAAACGCTAGTGCTTGTACGTTTTCTTTGATGTTTACCACATCATACTGGTAACCCCAACCTGAAAGTTTCATTTTCATAACATCACAATATTCACAATTATGCTGTGTGTAAAGTGTTAATTTAGGTAAACTGGACATTAGCCATAACCTCCGTAAGACATGCGACAACATTAAGTTCGTGGTCTGCAACAAACGCATTCTTGTATTGGTAGTCAGCAAGAATAAGAACTACTTGAGGAATCGATTGAGGTGATACTTTATCATTCATTCGATCGTATATAGCTCGAAAGATTGCAGATGCATCTGTATCTATATTGTTGACAACCCAGGCACGCATTTTCTTGAAGTCTTTATTTTTCAAATGAGTAAAAAGATCATCGAAGTTTTTATCGTTGAGGTTAACCAATATAGACGAATCAATACGTACACCACCGGATGAATGCCTTTGCAATTCACCAAGTACTCTGCGCCAATCAGGTGCAAATTTCATAATCAATTCGGCGAGAACTTTACTATCAAAAGATACTTCTTCTTTGTATAGGATATTCGCCGCGCGGTCCATAAACTCACCACACAGTTGTACCATATCTTTTTTGGAAGTATTGAATTCATACACACCACATCTTGAGTGGAGTGGTTCAATGATTCGATTCTTAAAATTACATGTAAGAATAAATCGACAATTGTTTGAAAACTCTTCGATAAAACCACGAAGAGCCGGCTGAAACGATTGCGGATTAAGATAATCTGCCTCATCAAGTATGACAACCTTATAGCCACCTTGTAATGAAACAGTAGAAGCGAACTGCTTAATTTTAGTTCGCAGTGTATCAATATTGCCTTCTTCGGAACCGTTAATGACAATGTAGTCTAGATCCAGCGATTTACATAAAGCTCGAGCTACAGTTGTCTTACCGAGTCCGGCGGTACCAGTGAAAAGCATGTTCTGCAATTCACCGGTGTCCACCATCTTCTGGAAGGTATTCTTAAGTGACACTGGTAAGATAGTGTCAGCAATAGTTTGCGGGCGATATTTTTCAACCCATAGAAAGTCAACAGACATTTACAAATCCTCATAACAAAAAATAATTATACCACATATTCACGGACTTGTAAAGGCTTATTCATCATCCTCCATTGCTTTTTCTTGTTGGATAGTTTCAACCAACTGAATGACTTGTACAGCGTCATCCCTTAGCTTACCAATGGTTGATAGTTCTTCGCCTTTAAACGCGCCACGTTGAGTCATGGCATCTACGATGGCAACCGAAGAACGAGACACCTGATTAGCAAGTGTCATAAGGTGGTCCATCTTATCTGGTTCATTGTCTGACATATTATACTCCGTACGTTGATGTCTTTTCTAGTGCAATCCAATATTGAACGTTCATTTCTTTATGAGCAAAACGTGTAATTAACTTCGAGGATATTTCTACATCGTAATCACCGGGTAGGATCTTAAGATTAGCAATACTCAAAATAAAATTAAACTTTGCTTCGTTATTATACTCACCATCTACATCGATCGAATATACATTAGATGTTGAGTTCTGGTTATCAACCACAGAAAGACTGAGTACACCACCTTCACCAGTGATTGACACTTCGCTATGACCAAGAGTGGATGCTGCTCTCTTAATCTTGTTCAGTGTATCGTTAGTCAGTGTAAACTTAACATCCGGTGTCGGCATGTTAATATCTTTTTGTGGAGCAGTCAATGTTTCTTCTGGTGAGAAGAAGTACTTGACTTTAGATCTACCAGT